TAATTTAGCATCAAAGGGTTTGAGCTTTTTGGGTATTCCTCGTGGCATGTAGCGTTTTTTATATTATTTTATTTGACTAGGCTACAAAAAACTACAAAAGGGTACGCATGGCGGAAAAGATGACAGGGAAGGAGTGCATGCGGATTTTGAAGAAGCATGGGATTAGTAGGGATGAATTTGCGGGGATGATGGGAATTAAGAGAAGTACCATGCGTACCTGTGTTCATGGTAATCGGATATCGCGGAAGATGGTTGAGCGATTGAAGGAGATGGAGGGAGAGAGTGCTGTTGCGGAGGAGATCGCAGAAGTGGACGCTATGATCGAGGAGGCGAAGAAGCCTAAGGTTGTGGTGGTCGAGGAAGGCGAGAGACGCATGGCACGGGTATATGGCATCCCCTCGAATAAGTTTTTACGACTGATTGAGTTTCGTGACGGGAGTCATGGCAAGGTTAGGTGCAAGCCCGGTAAATATTACATAGGTGATGAGATGCGTGTGAAAGACGCGGGTAATGGTATGTGGGAGATCGTTTGATGTGGATAGTACCCAAAACATTATCTCATTTTGTACCGGATACGGAGGGATTGAACTTGGACTTAGAAGAGCGGGCGTGGATGTTAGAGTCGTCTGCAATGTGGAGATCGAAGCCTTCGTCCAAGCAAACCTGGTTGCGAAGATTGAAGAAGGACTCATGGATGACGCACCTATCTACACGGATCTTAAAACCTTCCCTGCACGAATCTTTCGAGGAAAAATTTGTGGAGTCATTGGAGGATATCCATGTCAGCCGTTTTCAAGCGCAGGAAAGCGAAAAGGAGAGAAAGACCCAAGACACTTATGGCCCTACATCCGACAGCACATCCGGGCAATTAGACCTGTTTGGTGCTTCTTTGAGAATGTCCGAGGCCACACCACGATGGGGCTATGGCGAGTCCTGTCCGATTTGGAAGAAGATGGTTACCGAACGGAGTGGGGATTGTTCAGCGCGGAGGAAACAGGCGCGCCTCACCAACGCATCCGAGTCTTCATCTTGGCAAGGTTGGGCGACCCCAAACACGATGGATCACCTAGAGACTCGTTCAGCGGAGGGAGTGGAGAAGATCGCGAGCGGAGCGAGGAAGGGAAGGAAGCGTCCGAGCAATCTACGGGAGCAAGTGGACAAGAAGACTTGCGATATTTATGCAAAACTCGCTGGCCCGCCCGCCCAGGAGAAGAGCAGTACGAGTGGGAAGAACCACGGGTCGTGGGCGACCCCAAATGCGGGAGACGGACAGGCGGGAATGAATATGGGCCCAAAGGGTGCGGGGAGACAACAAAAGAGTTTAGGGCAAGATGTGAGCAAGAGTATAGGGGGGTTCAATCCCACGATGAAGCTCAATCCGAATTGGGTGGAGCAGTTGATGGGCTTACCCATCGGGTGGACAGACTTAGGCTCCTGGGCAACGGAGTCGTCCCACAAACAGCAGAACTAGCGTGGAAGACTTTATGGAGGAAGATCAATGAACAACTTTAAGAGCTACTCTTCGGTGGGCGGTATTACCGCGCCTGGAAAACAGATACAGGACACCACCGCGACACTCGGCGGGGAGAGTGGTTCGTTTTTACAATGATGGATAATGATCATTTCGAGGTATCGGATTGGACATACTTCTTTAGCAATTGGCCGACTTATGAGGAGGTTAACGAAGGGTGGCATAAGTTTTGGGGAAACACGGAACTTATCCGCACCTTCCGCGATTCCAAGGGGAGATCCCTCCGGGACAAAGACGGTAAACCGCTGGTCACACGATCCACGAAGTCGAGACAGATGCCACTCGGAGCAACGGTTTCTGATTATATGAATTATGCAAGACGCAAAGGACCAAATAACACACGAGACTAAGGTATTTCTGCAACGCTGGGACGCAGAATGCGACTTGGATGAGATAGGTATCGCTAAGGCGGTGATGCTTGGGATTAACGATTGGTTGGAGCGCGAAGTAGCGGAGTTTGAGTTTGAGATCGAATTTGAAGAGGATGATGATGAGTGATAAACCAATAAATATTTACAAGCCCACCAAGGAGTTAGAGAGCATGCCTATGATGGTTGTACGCTTACTCAAGGTGAACCAGGAGCTACGCGAAGAGATTGCTAAGTTAAAGAAGCAACTCGCGGAAAAGAAGGATGGATGAGCCAAAGAGTACCACCGGGTTATCATCCGATCTTTTGGAGAAAGTACGGAAGAGCGATACCCGAATCAGCACAAGAATTACCACGGTGCGACTTGAGAGAATTGGGACCCCGATGCTCGAAATTCGACCAAGAGACATTGGAACGGATCAGGAGGGATGGTCAATTGGTAAAGAAGAAATCCCGTGCCAAACGCTTGAAGACGCAATCGTGATTGGATTGGAGATATTAGCGAGGGGATGATTCGCACAAGGTATGAAAGTCAGACTGACCTTGCGAATGAGCGCAAGGTGGAGGCTTTTTTATCGAAGCAATGGGGTTGTTGTTTTCACAAGCTAAACCCGATTAAGTGGAAGATTGATTACCTTATTCAATGCGGGGATCGATATAGTTGGGCGGAGTTAAAGTGCTTGAATATAAGGTATGGGCAGTATCCGTTTATGATTTCGTACAAGAAGATCGAAGCCGCCAAGTTATTGCATGATACTTCTAGGAGAAAATTTAATCTGATTTTCAGATGTTCGGATGAGTTGTGCTATCACACTTGGGACTTCAGTAAGGATTATAAATTTGAGTGGGGTGGCCGCACAACCGCCACTCGCGATTCACAGGATATAGAGCCTGTTTTTCGGGTTTACCCGGAGCAATGTAAAGTAGTGGAGGGATTCAATGCCTAAGATAACCTATGCTGATGAGATAGACGCGAACTTCGGTATCCCGTGGACGAGCGATCTGAAGTTTGACAAGGGCGAGTTAGCATGTGCGTTAACCGAGGAGCAGATTGATGCGTTGCCCCCTGAGCGTGCGGAGATGCTTAGTCGCTTACTGATTGACCAACCTCAGTCAGAAGTGGAAGACCCGATCCAATGGGGATGGACATTGCCTGGTTGGCGTAGGGTGATGGAGAATTGGAAGGATACGAAGATCCATGTGATACTCGGAGGTAACCGTAGCTCAAAAACGATGTTCGCTTCCCGTATGCTGGTACACTTGGCACAAGCGATCCCCGAAGCTGAGATTCGTTCGATGCATGTCACCGAGGAGCGAAGCATAACGGATGCGCAGAAGTATATTTGGCAAAACTTACCAGCACGCTACAAGCGGGCAAAAAAGAAGAGCGAGAACCATAGCTTGCAGTACAATCAGAAGAATGGATTTAATTCTGCGAAGGCGATCTTACCGCCCACCACCGAGGGTGCGGAGCGTGGTAGTACGATATATTTTAATAATTATCGGCAGTATATGGCAGACCCTCAGATATTCGAGGGTTGGTCTGCCCATGCGATACACCTGGATGAGGAGGTTCCCGAAAATATCTTCAATACATTGCTTGGTCGTACCGTGGATTATCATGGAAGATTGATCCTCACCTTTACCACTTTGCAAGGTTGGACACCGCTGATTAATAGCTTACTCAAGGGAGCAGAGACGGTGCAGTCCCGCTATAGCGAAATCCTGGACAGGGAGTTACCTACTGAGCAGATATGCCACAATTGGCCTGACTGCCGTATCTATTACTTTTGGACCGAGGACTCGCCATTTATTGATGGTCAGGAATTGATCCGTACCTATTCGAGACAGCCACTCGAAACCAAGCTCGCTCGTTTGTTCGGCATACCATCCAAGGCGATGGAGGGGAGATTCCCGAAGTTCAACAGGGAAACCAATGTAATCCCGCACGAAAAAATCCCCTTCATCGCCGACCCTTCCTTGCCATGCACGCGGTACTTCGTATGCGATCCGGGCGGAAGTAAGCCGTGGGTGGCGATATGGGCGGCAGTCATGCCGGATGGGCGGATATACATATACCGCGAGTTCCCCGATAGTACGATGGGGCAATGGGCATTACCGCATGTCAATGCATTGGGCAAGAGTGTGGGCAAGCCTGGTCCCGCCCAGCGTCCACTAGGTTGGGGGTACGAGGATTACCGCAACCACTTCGAGGACTTGGAGGACGGCGAGGATATATTTGAGCGTATTGTGGACCCCCGCATGGGAGCCGCCACGGTGCGGACAAAGGAGGGAGAGAGTAATATTATTAACCAAATGGCAAACCTCGACTTTGTATTTCGTCCCGCCCCAGGCGTGGATATCGAGGCGGGTATCGCCAAGATAAATGACGCATTAGCATGGGATGATTCCGAGCCTATGACTCCTCGTAATCGCCCAAAGCTCTATATATCAGATAGATGTGACAATACAATTACCTCGCTCTTGGAGTATAGCGGGCAGAGTCGCGCGGAACATTTCAAGGATCAGATCGATTGTATTCGGTACTTGTTAGTAGCTGGTGCAGAACACATTACTAATGGAAGTCTCCAATGTACAGGAGGCGGTGGGTATTAGATTGACGGGTCAAGAACAAAAGACTACAATCTGCTACAAGCATGCATAACTCCTCTGATCCCGAACTCTTGTTCGTATCCAAGGAACCTGATATTAATTATTTGCGGGATACATACCGCGAAACTCAGTCATCCTTGGGCGAATGGATAGATCGCAGACAACGCGACTATGATGTACGCAATTGTATATGGGCGGGGAAGTCCAATGACTTTAAGAAATATTCTGCCAACCCGGAAACAGGAGAGGTATTTCCCTGGGCGGGGGCTTCGGATCAAGAGATCCGTATGGTGGATAACCAAATAAACAAGTGTGTCGCTATGTCGCTAAACGCGGTACGCCAAGCACACATCGTGGCAACTCCCGTGGAGTCGAGCGATATTGCCCGTGCCAATGTGATATCCATGTTTGTACGCTGGTTGGTTAACACCAAGATGGATGATTTCTACGATCAAGTGGAACTCGGACTGAATCATCTCTTCGAGAAGGGAATGATGGTGCATTATGTTTACTACGAGAGCCAAGACCAAAAGCAACAACAGGCTATCAAGTTAGACGAAATTGCAATGGCGTTACCGCAAATCGCTGAGGCGATCCAAGACGGTTCTATGGATGAGGAGTTATCCGCCGCCATGTCCGAGCAATTTGAAGTAAGTAAGGCTAAAGCTCGTGGCATGCTCAAGGAGTTACGCAAGGATGGTGAAACCACCGTGCCTGTAGTGCGTAGGGTGATTAACCGCCCACGCATCAAAGCACTTGCTCCTGATGAAGATATCTTTTGGCCAAACTACACCATCGACCCACAGGAAGCTCCCTATGTGTTTCATGTCCTAAATATGACACCTGAGCAACTACGCTCAAAGATTGCTTCCGAGGGGTGGGATGAGGAGTTTGTGGACAAAGCAATCGAGAATGCCACGGTTGGCGAGAACGATGTCTATACCCATAACCTAAGTTTAGAGGACGAGATCCTCCGCGATGATGATGAAACCATCCGCATCGTGTACTGCTACCAACGCCTATTGGATGAAGATAACATTCCAGGCATTTACTGCACCGTATTTTGTAATGAAGTTCCTGACTTATATGCGAAACATACGCTTATGGATTACGCTCATGGCGGATACCCTTTTGTCGTTAGTACCTTTGAGAAAACCTCGAAAAGACTCTATGCCTCCCGCTCCATCCCGGAAGTCGGCGAAGCGTTCCAGCAAGTCGTCAAAGTCGAAACGGACGCGAGCATCGACAGGCAAAGTATCTCAACGCTCCCGCCGATAGAACATCCTCTTGGGAGATCCCCATCACGCTGGGGACCGGGTGTTCGTGTTCCTTACCGCACTCCTGGAGAGATACGATTTGCAGATACTCCGCGTTTTGATGCCGGATCAATTGAGGTTCGGCGTTTAATGCAAGAGATGTTTGATCGTTACTTCGGTAACAACGCTCCAAGTGTTGACCCTGTTGAATCTCAGATCAAACAGCAAAACATCATCAACCGCGTACTGCACCACATGAAATATGTTATGGATCAAGTCTATGGCTTGTATCAGCAGTATGGTCCCGATGAGGAATACTTCCGCGTCACAGGCGTACAGGATATGCAGAAGTATGCGAAGGGCAGAGCGGGAGAGAGATTCGATTTTTATATGCAGTTTGATGTGGCCACCCAAGACCCTGAGCAAATGCTCGAACGGGTAAAGACGATTGGAGAGATCGCTGGCACGATGGATAAGAATGGCGTGGTGGATACCGAGCAACTCTTGGCTATGTCAATCGGTCAGGTATTACCCGGTGCGGCAGAGAAGATAATCTTACCACGGGAGACTGCATCGCAGAAAGCGATGGAGGAAGAGCGTCAAACCATCGCCGAGTTAGTGGCGGGTGTACCGCCCAATGTTCGCGAGAACGATGCCCACGAAATGAAACTGCAAATATTTAAAGGGTGGTTGCAACAGCCCGATATTCAGCAGAAGGCACAGCAAGACCAAGCATTACAGGAGCGTATCCAAGGATATATGCAACAGCGTCAGTTCGCTATACAGCAGAAGCAGAATGCTACAATCGGTAGACTAGGAGCCGCACCTACACAATTCGGACAAACAGCTAGTGCGGCATGAGCATAACGCATCGTGGAGAAAGATTCTCAGGATACAATAAGCCTAAGCGAACTCCTGGTAAGTCTAAGAAGTTTGCCGTACTCGCAAAAGAAGGAGACAAAGTTCGTCTTGTTCGTTTTGGCGACCCCAACATGTCCATTAAGAAGAACATACCCGCACGGCGTAAATCCTTCAGAGCGCGACATAAGTGCGATGAAAAGAAGTCTAAACTGACACCCGGTTTTTGGTCATGTAAGAAATGGTGATATGAGCCTTTACAAAAACATACATGCTAAACGAAAACGCATCAAAGCGGGTTCCAAAGAACGCATGCGCAAACCCGGAAGCAAGGGTGCGCCTACCGCGAAAGCATTTAAGAAAGCCGCAAAGACAGCACGCAAGAGAAAGTGAAGCGAAAGAAGTACCACGAGGTAGACCCACAGGAAGCGATGAATGCTTTGCGTTCCTTAAAGAACGAACCCAACTTTAAGAAGTATATCGAGATCCGCGAGCAGATGCGGGAGGACACGATCCGCCAATTGCAGAACCGCGATAACCTTGTAAATCCTAACCTTGTATTCCATTTAACAGGGAAACTCGAAGCCATCGATGAGGAGTTAGATAACTTCTATAATTTATAATTTGTTTATTCATAGCGCATAGCTCTTGCGGTTTAGGGGTAGGCCGCAAGGGCTTTTTTATTGCCATTGTTTAGACACAGGGCTACATTTTGCTACACTAGGCTACTATTGCCTTGACATCTATGGAAACATTAACCGAAGAGGTTGTCTCGGAGTCCTCCCAAAACACCGTGGAAAGTCAAACGCAAGGCGAGGGGAATCTCTCGATGGCAGAATTTGCCGATCAGTTACTGAAA